GTAGTAAGTTTTGATGCTACTAGTCTATATCCCAGCATCATCATGCAGTACAATCTAAGTCCCGAGACCATGCAGGCTGGCTGGTACAAGGACATTGTTATTGAAAAGCTGCTGCAAGAAAAATACGAGCTCGATGAATTACAGGATAAAAACCTAGCCATGACAGCCAATGGCTATGCCTTTAAGCGTGATAACCTGGGTGTGTTTCCGGAGATTGTTAAAAAGCTATTCGATGATCGACAAAAATACAAGAAGCAAATGATCGAAGCCCAGAAGCAATATGAGCTAACACATCAGCCATTTCATCAGAATCAGATTGCCAAGTTTAATAATTTCCAGATGGCTCGAAAGATTCAGCTCAATAGTTTGTTCGGTGCCTGGGGCAATGAGTTTTTTAGATTCTATGACGATAGAATTGCCGAAGGTATTACGCTAACAGGTCAGTATATTATTCAGACTGTTGGCCTAGAGCTTAATCGCTGGCTTAACCAGATCTGTGGTACTACTAATGTGGACTATAGTTTTTATTCGGATACAGACTCTTGTTATGTTACCTTAGATCCTTTGGTGCAGAAGTTCTATAAGGACATGCCCAAGGAAAAGATTGTAGATATCCTAGACAAAATCTGCGCAGAAAAGATCGAAAAAGTTCTTAACAAAGCCTGTGATCAGCTGGCTAACTATACCAATGCCTATGAAAAGAAGATATCCTTCAAGCGTGAAGCCATTGCCGATCGTGGCATCTGGGTAGCCAAGAAAAGGTATGCTTTAAATGTTTATAATAACGAAGGTGTTAGCTATGCTGAGCCTAAACTTAAAGTCATGGGCCTGGAGATTGTTAGGAGCAGCACTCCTGAATATGCTCGTAAGGCTCTTAAAAAGGCTGTTGGTCTGGCGCTTACTAAGAATGAAACAACGCTTCAGAAATTTATTCAGGAAACCGAAAGCGAATACCGACAGCTCAGAGCCGAAGCCATAGCCTTTCCTCGCGGCGTAAACGGACTATCCGAATACGGTGACAGTGCCAAGATATATCGCAAGGGTACGCCCATGCACGTTCGAGCTAGTCTTTTGTACAACTATCATCTCAAAGCACAGAGCCTTGGTAAGAAGTATGAAGCCATTCGCGAGGGCGATAAAATTAAATTCCTATATCTAAAGGTGCCCAATAGCATAGGCGAGAACTGTATAGCCTTCATAGGCAGTATACCGCCAGAGTTTGGTCTACAACGATTCATTGATTATGATACCATGTTTCAAAAGTCATTTCTAGAACCATTAAATACTATTCTCGAAGGCATGGGCTGGTCAGCCAAACCGCAGGCCACACTTGCCGATCTTTTCAATTAACAGGCATTGACAACAATATCTAGACACATTACAATACAGCGAATACAAGGAGATAACATGTCACTTATAGATAGACTCAAAAAGAATTCAACCATAAAAGATACCGAAGTATTGAATAAAAGCAAATTTTTCAATGCCAAGGACATGATTCAGACTTCAGTGCCCATGATCAATGTTGCACTAAGCGGTCGTTTAGATGGTGGGCTTGCTCCTGGACTAACAGTTTTTGCCGGACCCAGCAAGCATTTTAAGACAGCCTTTGCGCTCTTGTTAGCCAAGAGCTACATGGAGAAGTATAATGACGCAGTTGTATTATTTTACGATAGCGAGTTTGGTAGTCCTCAATCTTATTTTGACAGTTTTGGTATTGACACCAGCAGAGTCGTCCACACTCCGATCACGGATATTGAACAGCTCAAACATGACAGTATGGCGCAACTTAATAATATCGAACGTGGTGATCATATTATTATTATCGTTGATTCAGTTGGGAACCTAGCCAGTAAAAAAGAAGTCGAAGATGCACTCGAAGGCAAGAGTGTAGCCGACATGAGTCGTGCCAAGCAGCTCAAGAGTTTATTTAGAATGGTTACGCCGCATCTGACCATCAAAGACATACCCATGATTGTAGTCAATCATACCTACAAGGAAATCGGCATGTTTCCCAAGGATGTTGTTAGCGGAGGAACCGGTGTTTATTATAGCGCCGACAACATCTATATCATTGGTCGACAGCAGGAAAAAGAAGGAACTGATCTGGTTGGTTATAACTTTATTATTAACGTTGAAAAATCCCGTTATGTGCGAGAAAAAAGCAAGATACCGGTCGAGGTAAGTTTTGAGGGCGGTATTAGTCCCTGGTCTGGTCTTTTAGAAGTAGCCCTGGCCGGTGGCTTCGTTGTCAAGCCAACCAATGGCTGGTATGCCCGCAAAGGCGAAGAACAAAAGTATAGAATCAAAGATACCTATACCAAGGATTTCTGGATGCCCATTCTAACCACAACAGAATTCCGCGAATATATCAAAGAACAATATCAGGTAAGCTCCAGTGGTCTATTGCAGCAGGACCTTACAGCCGATGAATTAGACGAGGAGTTTGAAAATGCTAGTCAAGTATAGTCCCTGGCGCAATGGCGAGGATCAATGGGGCGTTAAGATCGAAGAAGGTAAATTTGCCGATACTACCATAAGTATTAATAGCATAGCTTTGGGCAAAGACGAAACCAGTCTAGAAGTAGATTTTAATTTTTTAACCATAACACCAGAAACCGATCCTGAGAAAACCCATAAACAGGATTTTGACGCAGTACTTCAGCCCATTATAGAAGACATTATTCGTGCAGCAGTTAAACTAATGGAAGACCATGAAACTAGAGACCCTAATACTCAGTAATTTAATTCATGACATAGAATATGCCCGAAGTGTATTGCCCTTTATTAGACCCGATTATTTTTCTGACAACGCCGAACGTGATGTCTACAACATAATCGATACTTTTTACAAGACCTATAATAAGTCGCCCAATGCAGACATTTTAACCATTGAGCTTCAGAACGATAAAACTCTTAAGGAAAATGACTACACAGATCGTATTCAGATAGTTCAGAGCCTAGTAGAAAAGCCAGCAGAATTTAGCTGGCTACTTCATGAAACCGAAAAGTTTTGCAAGGATCGTGCAATCTATAATGCCATTCTAAAAAGTATCTCGATCATAGATGGCAAGGACAAAGAGCATAACCAGGATGGCATTCCTAGTCTCCTGCAGGAAGCTCTTAGTGTAGGCTTTGACAACCGAGTAGGTCATGACTATCTAGAAGATGCTGGTCTTAGATATGATTTTTATCATAAGATAGAAAATCGTGTGCCCTTTGATCTAGAACTGTTCAATAAAATTACCAATGGTGGCATGCCCAACAAGACATTAAATGTGGCTCTGGCAGGAACAGGTGTTGGTAAAAGTTTGTTCATGTGTCATGTAGCAGCCAGCACTCTGAGTCAGGGCAAGAATGTGCTATACATAACCATGGAAATGGCCGAAGAAAGAATTGCAGAAAGAATTGACGCTAATCTCATGAACATTACTTTGGATCAGCTCAAGGATTTGCCACGTCCTATCTTTGAAAATCGTGTAGCCAAGATCACAGAAAAGACTCAGGGTCGATTGATCATAAAGGAATATCCAACAGCAGGTGCTCATGTAGGGCACTTTAAGAATCTGCTAAAGGAACTACAGCTTAAGCGAAACTTTGTTCCTGCTCTAATTGTCATAGACTATCTAAATATCTGTGCAAGTTCTAGATTCAAGGCCGGTGCTAATATCAACAGTTATACTCTAATCAAAAGCATCGCCGAAGAGTTTCGTGGACTAGCCGTAGAGCATGATGTACCCATACTAAGTGCTACACAGACTACCAGAAGCGGCTATGGCAATACCGAAGTTGAATTAACCGATACCAGTGAAAGTTTTGGCTTGCCTGCCACAGTAGACTTTATGTTTGCCCTGATCAGTACCGAAGATCTAGAAGCCATGAATCAGCTATTAGTCAAGCAGCTCAAGAATCGTTATAATGATCCTACTGTAAATAAGAAATTCGTTATTGGCATAGACCGAGCCAAGATGCGGTTATACGATCTAGAAACAACAGCACAGCAAAATCTAACCAATACAGGCATTAAGGTAAATCTCGATAGTGCCGAAGAAGAAACCGTAGACAGAATCATGTCCAAGGTCAAGAAATTACGAGATTTTAGCGCCATTAAAGTATAGGACGAACATGTTATTTGATCCCAGCAAAGACAGAAAGCTTCAGGTTGATAGGGCTCTGGACGAAGCCAAGAAAGTTCTGACTGAATATGAAGTCCTTGATGCCAATACATCAACCAAAGTAAATTTGATCGAAGAATACGGTCAGGAACCCGAACGATTTACTGACTAATGAAAATTTCCATACGTGGAGCCAAGAACCGGACCATGGCTGCTAACCTAAAATTAGCAGCTACCTATTATGGTCATGTACTGTTTAGCAGGCAGATGTTGCCTTTTATTAGCCTGGATATACGCATCAAAAAATCCCTGGGCTACAACGGTCTCTGCGGTCCTGTAGATCCAGCAAAGCCACGCGAGTTCGAAATTGAACTCAAACAAATGCCCAGAATGAATCTGCTAGTCACCCTGGCACACGAAATGGTTCATTGCAAGCAGTTTGCCTATGGAGAACTAAAAGATGTTCTGGTCAAGAAACAGCTAAGAACCTTTTGGCGCGGTCAGGACTATCATGATGTGGACTACTGGGACCATCCCTGGGAGTTCGAAGCCTTCGGACTAGAGACCAGCCTGGCTGCTAAATTTCTAAGAGATACAAATCTATACCTATACTTCGGACAACGATACAAAGATTGGAACAAATAAATGACCTGGTTAGACATTACCCAACTTATTTTGCTAGTTTTGGCCTGTTACTTTTGTTTTGTTTCTGGCAAAATTCGTGGCATGAACGACGCTTTCAACTTTTGTGTCAATGAAAATCTGGTGGATAAAGACGAACTTGAGCGAAAAATCTCTAGAAACGCCCTCTAGGTGTGGCGAAAACGCCACAGAAAAAAGGCTTGACAGACTGGTTCAAAGGTGCTAGAATAGCAGTATGAAATATCAAATTGGCACCCAAGTAGAAATTCAGACCCAACGCCCCAGCATCATACTGGGCAGGGATTTTGACCGACATACCATCAGAGGCATTGTCGTACAAACGCCACACTGGCTTGACAATAACTATGTTAGCGTCAATACTGGCAATCCAGACTTTCCGGTCAGCCATGTTCATAAAAGCGTGATTGTTGGATTAGTCCAGCCCGATGTCGATGTCGGCATTCGAGTATTTCGAGTGACCAGCAAGAGCAAGGGCAAGAGTTACGAGGTTACGGTGCATGCTGGTCGAGTCAGCTGCGATTGTGTAGGCTTTCAGTTTCATCGTTATTGTCGTCATTCAACTGCTGTGAAAAACAAACTAGGACTTTAACATGAATTATACTATCACAAGTCAAGGGCCCTTCGAAGTACACGTTGTAAGTGGCGGGGGTTCTGGTAATTCTGGTAAGCCAATTGCGAAGATTTCTTTAGAAAAATGCAAATGGCAAAAAAATCTCAATCAACTTTCCGTATCTTGGAGTTCAAATTTTCCAGCAGAGGTCATTATTCATAATCCTAAAACTAATGATCATAGAACCTATGTTCATTTAACCGAAAACGATCCTCGTTTCGACCAAGATCAATGGGACGGAGAACAAATGGTCTATAAGACAAACACAAAAACCAACAACGCAGAATATCTGGTGCTTTATCGTGGAAGTTAGTAATGAATAAACAGGATCGAGCCCGAGAACAATGCAACGCTATTCTTAGGAGCGTTGTTGGACCAAATGCTGTAGACGGTTGGTGGAATATGTCTAATCGACAATTTGATCTAAAGACTCCCAACGAAGTCTGGTACAAGGGCGACTGGCAAACAGTGCACAATTACCTGTTGAAACAGTTAAACGGTGATTATTATTAGGAGTAGTAAAGCCCCTACGGTTGACAGGGGCTTTAAAAGGTGCTATAATCGTAGCATGGGCTCAAGAAAAGATACTTTCGGTCTTGACAGACAGCCCAATTTATCATATAATTGTTGAACAATTTGAGAAGGAACTTTATCATGACAAATGAAAAATATCTGGTTGGTGGTGTTGGTCGTAATAGTGCTGGCAAGCTCAAGGCTCGTTATTCGACTCTTAGTGTAGCCGATACCATGGATCGACAGGTTAAGGCCAATAATACCGATCTACTGTATGTGGATCTTCCTCGTCCCATGACACGGGATGAAATTCCGGCCTATCTGCTGACACTAGAAGCCTTTAACAGTGTCCAGGCCTTTCGTGAATGTCTTGAAGCTGCTAATACTAACCATGCGCTCAAGGGCAAACCAACTCGGGGTGCCAAGGCTCCTCGTCCGCCCAAGGCAAAGCCAGTCAAGGCTCCTAAGGTAGCCAAGGCTGTAAAGGCTCCTAAGGTCAAGCTCCCTGCCAAGACCGAAGATGATGACCTCCTCATCGAGGAATTAAAGGCCATTGTTGCCTAATAAATAAATGGCTAACGTCGGGAGACAGTAAGCCGATTCAAGCTAGAAAGGATATTATGGCTCGTTACACAAATCAAGTAGCAGCGTCAAAAATTGGGAATCATTTTGATATGGTACTAATTGCAGCTACACGTACCCGCGAACTTCGTCGTGGTAAGCGTAGCCTCATCGATTCTGATGAGAAGCCCGCAATAGTTGCGATTCAAGAAATCGAACAGGGCCTCATAGGCCGCGAATACCTTAGAAAACTGAGACCATGGCAACAAAAACAAAAATCGCAGAGTATCAGGGACAAGAAGTAATCGGCTACAAGAGCGGGACTGCTGGTCCTGCCATTGTCATTTTGCATGACTGGTGGGGCTGTACCCAAAGTGTGCAGAACATTGCCGATCGTCTGGCCAACCTGGGTAACCAGGTCCTGGCTCTAGACTATTATTTTGGCTATCTCCCAGCCAACTACAGGGAAGCCGAAAAAAAGCTATGGACTGCAGACATTACTGACATTACTGAGATATTGATACCCAGAGCTGTCGAACACTTTGGAAAAGCTCATTTGTTTGGCATGGGCTTTGGTGCTAGCTGTGCCATGATAGCCCAGCAAAAAGTACCAAATATTCGAAGTGTTACTGCTGCCTATGGTCTACCGCCACGTGATCGAATCAACGAAATTAAAGTACCGCTTATGGCTATTAGAGCAGACAAAAGTGTGCATGATAATGCCAAACTAGTTGACATTTACCTTCGCATGGCACCCAGACACCCTAATGGGTTGAATATTTCACAGGTCATGAATCATGATTGTAACGCAGAATTTTTAAATGAGCATAACGCAGACTTTGACTTTAAACGTCTAAGAGCAACATGCGAAGCTATAAGTACCTGGGTTGGTTATTGCAATAGAGACTATCCCGATGGGTACTTTTGATGGGTGCGCACCCCTTGTGCGTTTTGTTTATGGAGATATTATGACAAAAAATACGGTTCTTAAAGCACTTAAAAGCGGTCGTCAGTTTACCGCTGGTCAGCTCTCGGGTCTTACTCGTGGCTCTGCAGAAACTGCAGCCAAGGCCATTGGCGAATTGCGTAGCGAAGGTTATGCAATTTACTCAAACACTACCAAGAACGGTAAGACAGCCTATCGTTTGGGTACGCCTAGTCGTGCCATGGTAGCTGCTGCGTATCGTGCTAACGGTGCTCGGGTCTTTGCCTAACAGCAAAGAGCTCCTTTAACCCGCTTCGGCGGGTTTTTTCTTGTTTTCTTGCACCATAAATAATCCAAAAGGGTTATGATGGCACAAGAAGGTTTTATCTACGAAAGCAAGGCCTATGCAGCTTTAGAAGCCTATGGCATAAGCACTGGCGGAACTGCTGGTGCATCGCATGATAGGCCTGACCTTACCATTAAAAATGCTGCAGGAAAAACCACGGGCTGTGAATTAAAGAATCAACCCACAGCTGCAGGCAGTTTGGTCATGAAATACTATGCTGGAAGCTGGGGATTTGGTGATTTTAGCGACGATCCCGAAAAGGCTTTCATGTACGGTCTAGCCACCAAGGCCAAACTTTTAACTGAGATGA